CCATATTTACTCCAAGTTCTATCTAATACATAATACCAAACACCGTTTATCATAGGTTCTATAATAGCGTCAGCACCAGCCAATGCCCAATCGGCACCAGTAATCAACCTATTACAAGTCATAGCAATTACTATGTGACCTAATGTATAAATGAAGGCACGGCCTATACTTGTGCCTATCAAACTTCTTAATGTGTTATAAATTCCGTTTTTAAATTCTGTCATAATGGTAGGGGCGCCGAAGCGCCCACAACCTCCGTATTAACTACGCTCCGTAAGCAGTATTACCAAATAATGCTCTTTGACCAGCAGCGATAACTGCTTTTGAAGGCGTACCGACTCTGTAAGAAACACCTTTAGATGTTTTATTTGTGTAAATCATAACACCTTGGTTTCTTAATTTACCAATCATTGAAGTTGGTGATCTAAGATCAAACTTTTGTCTTAGTGTTTTCCAAGTGATTTCAGCACCTGAATTTAAAAGGTTTAATACCTTTTGTGTTTTAGATATTTTAGCTCTTGCCATTTTATCTTCTCCTTTATTATTAAATAAAAATTTAAACATTGTGTTTAAACTCCTTTCACATTAACTATTTTACAACCTGTCAAGGCGATTGCTTGTGCAATTCTGTTAGTCATCTAAATCATCTCCTTCAAACAAACCTGCTTGATCGTTTAGATCCTTTAATTCATTTTTAAAGTCTTTACTTAATGGTTTTTGACTTTTATCGTTTACATTTAAAACTTTTGAATAATCAATCTTTGCTGATTGTTCACCGTTTTTGTTTATGTTTAAAGACACAATTGTGTCTGATAAAACTTGTGTTGGATGTTTCATATCAAAATCTCTATAAATCAAACCTCTAATCATATCTACAACAATGGCCAAGTCTTTTGTAAAGGTGTATTTGTCTGTCTTTACTGATAGATCATATAGTTGTCTTAATAAATTCATACTAATATCGTCAACTGCCGTTTCTACAAATTGTTTTGTTTGTTGATCTCGTAATCTTTTAGCGGTCTTTTCATCTTTAACAGGACCAGCTGTTGATCGTTCAACAATACGGTTCGTTGGAAATGGTATAATTTTATCATCTGACACTAAATTATCTCACCCTTAAAATTTACTTTTCCCATATCAGCAAAATGTTCTACTAACTGATTATAACCACCAATTAGTTTATCATCAATCTTAATTTGTGGCATAGTTCTTACTTGTTTACCAATATCTTCTAACATAGCTTCAGTAGATTCAAAATCTTCCATCTTTTTTTCTGTGTATTCAAGGCCAAGTTTCTTAACTAAATTTTTGGCCTTGGTACAAAATGTACAGTTTTGTTTACTGTAAATTACTATTTCCATTATCTTTACCTATTAAGTTATCATAAGCTATCTTAGCTTTTTCTTTTACATTATAAGCGTCAACAGCTTCAGAAATGGTGTAGTTATACATTTTATTATATTCACCCATTGGCAATCTTAAACCAATCCAAGCTCTATAATAACCAGTTTTTGTTATAGTCACATCTTTAGCAAAAATTTCATAACCTCTAACAGGTGTATTTTTAATTAAGTTTACAATTGTACTTTCAACTTCCGATACTACTGTTTTAGTTTGAGTTTTTCCTAACTCGGTTATAAATTGTTTAGAGGACTTATTCATCTCACCTCTAATGATGTCAGCCATTTCTGCTTTAGCAATCATCATACCTTTTTCAATAGCTAATGCTAAATCAGGCGATACTGCTGTACCAACACCAAAGATACACATTTTATCTTTGTCTTTACCAAACGTAGGTGTATCACACGCTTTCTTTTCAGAAAAGTCATTCATATACCATTTTGGTACTTCATTTAAAACTTTTCCGTTTTCGGACTTCATCTTATAAGTTGAAGAACAATTGGCCACTAATAGACCAGCTGTCACAACCATAAGTAGTTTTTTCACTTTATTCATTATTATTTTACCTCACTCTTTACATTATATACTAAATCTTGTAATTTGTCAAGTCCCATTGAAATATAGTCTAAAAACTCAACTGGACTTAAATCCAAGACTATTACAAGTAATAGTGAAGCTATGATTATATTCTTAATCATTTAACCTCCCATTCACCATTGATTTTTAAACACGTCTTTCCTGGTGTTTTAAAGACGTGATTTGGCCGACTATAATATCGGCAGTATTCTGGAGCTGATACATCACGGTAATAAAACTGAGCAAATAACTCCCAATAACCTGGTGTTTCAATACCTTTTTTACCATCAGCACACTCCAAAATTTCTTCTTTAATAATATTCTCACCTTCTTGTTTTATAATTACTTTAACAAAACAATATTGACCATTTACTTCTTCAGGTTCAATTGTTTTTACTTTTGAATATAAAATCTCATCTGCTTTTGCAATACCCCAGAATATCATACCAAACCAAAATACTGTAATAATTACAATATACCAAAATAAACTATCTTTTAAAAAACTATTCTTTTTAATTTTCATCTTTTTTCAATCCATCTACCATCAGGTAATTGACACGCTGTACCAAATACAGCTTTTCTGTTTGGACTACCAATACCAATTAATGGCCAACTTTGAGCTATATCAACTGTAGCGTCATAGTCTTTACACTTTAAAGGACCTTTCATATACGAGCTACTTGTTTTAATAATACCACTATTGCCTGTTTGTGTATTATACCAATTTGTGTATGATTGTTTTGATGGACTTGTATTTAAATGATCTACAAATACAGCATTGTGTACATCATAATCTGATTTATACATAAGATCGGCACCTTTAAAAGCACCTACTAAAGCACAAGCTCCAATAGCATATGGATCATTTACTCCCATTTCGACACATATGGAAGTAGTTGTAGCGCCACCTAATGTAGCACCAACAGTTGACCTATTGGCACTACAATTAACCAACAACAAACTAACCAAAACTAATATTATTATTTTCATCCACACCTAATTTTTTTAAAGTATCATCAATTTCATATAACTCATCTGATAAAGCTTGTATATTATTAAATTCAAGTTCTTCATTAATTTCTTTTTTTCTTTTTTTCAAATTTGTTATTGTCCACTCTTTATCTGTCATATTCCCTCATCTAAAAATTTGTCTGTGAAGTCTTTTGGTAAACCATTTTCTTCAAAAACTCTTTCATATTTACTTTTATCATTGGCAACCAATCTACATTGTATTTGTATATCGGCAATTAAGTTATCTATTTCGATATCTCTTTCTGTTGTTTTAGGATTGTTGTATTTCAAATTATAAAGTCTATCACTTTGAATTTTAATACCATCAATCTTTTTACATAAATCAGCAATCCTGTGTAACATATTAATTAATACCTAATAAAGATTTAATTTTAGACCAGTTTTTGGCATTTTGTTTTTTGCCTTCTTCCCAACCAGCCTTTTGAAACTCTTTAATATCGTTCCATTCTTTCACAATATAATTTTTTACTTTCTGATCCATTGTGACTTCTTCACTCTTAGCAATTGTCATAGTCATTAAAGTAATGATTGTTAATAACATCATTGTTCTCATATTATTTGTTCTCCTTTTTCACTTTTGGTAATTCACCTTTTTCTTTTGCCTCTAAAAACTGTTCATAAGATTTTATGCCTTTTTTAGATTGAGCGACTCTTTCTTCATATGTGCCTCTTTTTTTAGCGTGACCCATTATATTTTCCTTCCCATAGTTTTAAAGTCCTTGGCGTCAACCACCATATAAGGACCTTTGTTATATGCCACACTAATTGTTTTGCCAGCAGGAAGTTGTGTAGCATAAACTCTCTTTGCTGTACTTCCACCTATATTATTACTACACGGTATAGATGGCCTACACTTTAAATCTGGCATATCATAACCCTCAAAGGCATTGTTTACTTTACCAGTATCTAAATCAATATCAACACCAAGTGATTTTATCCACTTATAATGTTGCTTCTTCAATATTTCTAGTTTTTGTTTTTTCGTTATCATCATCATTTAAACTAAAGTATTCAGCGTCTTCTTGTCTTTTCTTTTGAGCATAAGTCATACCAAAGAAAGCCATATAGAAAGCGTCACGTGGGTTCGGCGTTTCATAAAGAGCTAACAACTTATCAAATTTAATATCAACAAGTTCATAGTATTCGGGGTGTTTCTTTTTAAGTTCAATATGGTCATAAAAGAATTGAATACGATTTTTGTAAACATCAAGTTCTTTTTCTTCTCTTGTTTCTTTTTTTGAAAGAGCAACGTCTTTTTCTTTAGCTGCGTCAAACTCTTTAAATAATAGTTCTTTTGAGTATCTAAACATAAGTATATTCCTTTTTGTTAGTTAATTTCTTTAATCCTACCATAAAACGATAGAAAAGTCAAGCCTAATAAAATTGTTGATTTTACTAGTTTTTTTACTCCTGGAACAGTCCAGGACACGCCAGGATTGGCGATTCGTAGCTTGTGTGAGTAGTACATCATCTATTTTTTTCTAGTTTTAGTTGAATTAAACTTATTCTTAATATCTCTAATAAGTGATCCAAATACTAGGCTGATATACAAATATATCTCACCAGCATATGTAATAGTAATCGCAAACATTATTATTACCAACATAAGCAAAAACATTTCCATATTATTTACCCTCCGCTTCTAGTTCTAATGAAGTGTGAATATCTGATTGTGTTTGAGCCCACTTATCAAATTCATCAATTTCATTTTGAAGTTTATCTCTATATGTAATTAAAGTATCTTTACAATCAACAGTTCTTCCTTCATCTAATTGGTCAATTGCCAAATTTAAAATATCAACTGTAGCTATTGTTGCTATCATAGTATCTCCTATATTCCCAAGGCCTTTATTGTTTGTTCTTCGGTGGTTGGTATTGGTTTGCCTTGTTTTAACCAATCAACCATCATTTCAAAATAGAAAGCTTCATCTTCTTTACCATTAGCTTCTAAAATTTGTTGTGCCATTTTAAAAAACTTTAAAACGGTCATATCTCTCATACTAGGCTCTAATGCTCTAACAACATTAGCAGGTCTTTGATTTGACATATTGTATCTCCCTTTTAAAATCATCTAAATGGTTTAAATTAGCGTGACTACCACTTTCATTAATGGCATATGCTAATGTAGCTGTATGTTCTTTAATTGTTTTATCAAACAATTCTTTTGCCTCATCATAAGTTTTAACTATAGTTTTTGTGGTCTTGTCTAGTGGTCTCCACTCTACTATTGAAAACTCAACAGCATTGTCAATTATATCTTGTTCCCAATCTGTTAAATGACTATTCATTAAATTCCTTCACCAGCTGTGTATGGTGTTTTAACAACTTCTTCAGCATACTATTGAAAACTCAACAGCATTATTAATTATATCTTGTTCCCAATCTGTTAAATGATTATTCATTAAATTCCTTCACCAGCTGTGTATGGTGTTTTAACAACTTCATCAGCACTTGAATCAAGTTCTACGTATCCTTCTTCTTTAGCATAAGGATCTGATAAATCATAAACCACTTTACCATAATATTCTGTATCACCACTTTCTAAATAATCAGCGTCTACCATATAGGTTTCAACACCATCTTTTGTTTCTGTAATTTCGTGGTTAATCTGTGAGTGGTCTATACCACATTCACCAAATAATTTATCGGCTTCGTCTTTATCATCTGCCAATACTTCTTGTTCAATACATAAAGTATAATAAGTTTTCTTTCTGTATAGGTTTTTACCTACATCTTTATCTGTAAACATCACATTTGTATCAATTGTCATAATATAGTCCTCCTTATTATTTGTTATCTTCACTACTCATTAATAATATAACATAGTGTACAGCTTTAAGCAAGTCTTTTCTATTTCTACCTGCTTTTTTACCGTATCTACATAGATATTTAATTGCGTTGGCGTGACAAAAATCTTTATCAATACCAAGTTGTCTTAACATATCTTGTACTTGAAAACCATCTTTAGTGGTACTATAGTGTTCACCATAAGTTGATTTTATGTAATCTGATATTTCTTTTATTATTTTATCTTCATTATATTTCATTAACTTGCCTTTCTGTTAAGGTTTTTGTATGTATAATTTTCTGTTAGGTTTGGTGCAAAATCATATTTAAAGAATTGTCTGCCATTATATAATTGGCCATAATCATTAAATAATGAATTATCTCTATATGCTAGATCACCAAAAACATCTTCATATGTTTGATAATATTCATCACCAGTTATTACTTCAACTTTTGTACTACCAACAAAATTGGTAGCAGACTCATTGTAATTTTTATCACAGAATTTTTTAATCTTATCTCTATTTTTTAATAGTAAATTTAAATATTTTAATGGTACATTTCTGAATATAGTAGAATATGAGTAAAAGAATTGGTCATATTTTTCATCAGAATCTTGGTATTCTCTACCGTAAACTAAATGTATTGTATTATTTTTTGTCAACATATTATATAATTGCTTCAACCTTTGCGTCTTCTTTAGCATAAAATAGATGGTCACCTACATTGTTTTCATCAATATCAACTAGTTCTAAATTATCTATTGCTAATATATCTTTAGTAGCCACATCTTCACTAATTAGACCAGCGATATATTTGTTAGTAATATCATCTACTTTTTTTTCAATTTCATTCATAAAGTAAGTTTTAGTTTTTGACATAGTGTTTTTCTCCTTTGTTATAGTTTAATAATATCATAT